TTTCAAGGGTTTTGTTCATGGTCTGCATTTCACCAAGTAAGCTAGCTTGGTAAGCGTGGAGCGTATCGTTATCGAGCTTGGTTGTGTTGGTTAAATCCTCAAGAACGGGGTCAATGTTTTCTAGGCGTTGGTTTGCTTCGCTTAGTTCCCCGACGATAGCGTTTTCACCATGAGATAGATTTGGGTCGTCTGGGTCTGGTGTTGGGTCTGGGTTTGGTTTTTCTACTGGGTCTTCCGGTTCTGGCTTAGCGTCGGGGTCGTAGATTGGAGGTTCAACGCCGCCACCTTCACCGCCACCATCTGGAAGGTCTGGAATTACTGGTAAATCTGGGTCTGGTTTATCAACGGGTTCGTCTGGGTATTCATGGTCAGGCGGGTTGAGACCGGGAGCGTCAGGGTTGTATGTGCAAGTTTGGCCTGTATAGAAAACATCCCAAGGGCATCGATAATCAGAACCCCCACCCAATGCAATACAAACTTGAGGAACGGGAGCTTGGATAGCAACAACACAATTTTGGGGGATACAAGTGCTAAAGCCATTAATAGATTTACCACCCGTTAGGCGCTTGAAAAATGTTCCATTGTCAGGGCATGAATGAGGTTCAGGGGGCTCATTAGTAGAACAAGTGCCGTCACCATTATCTACAGGGTGAGTTGTGGGACACTTGCCACCCGCCCAAACCTGATTAGCAGTAGCAAGCTTTAAAAAATCCGTACCCAAAGAATCACCTTCCCATCGCGCACCTTTACAACCAATAATATTTCCCTTAGCGCGTTTAGCCTCCCAACATAGGTTTTCTTTTGAGTAACTAAATGCCAAACAGCCAGATGGAGAAAAAGCAGAACCTGCATTGCCCCCGCCAGCATCAGCACAATTATATATATAATCCTTTTTAGGAACGGTTTCAGCTTGAGAATAAAAAGAAATAAAAGAGGCGAACAATAAAATAAATAACCTAGCCATATCTCACCCCTACGGCATTAATTTAAATAACGCGAAAGTGAGAACGCCTAATACATAAAGCCACAATATGTCGTTGGATGTTAATAGCATAATTCAGTTCTCCAGATATAAAAAAGGACGGTAGTTAACCGCCCTATTAAGTTTTTGGTGTTTGGACGATTAACCGAAGATAGCGCCCTTAGCCCACTTGAATACAACCGCCACACCCGCAAGACCGATTAGAGCGCCACCGATTGCAGTAATTGCCGCAGTGCCGTCAGTGGTAATTGCCGTAGTTGCCGCAGTTACATCGATTGCAGCGAATGCAGAAGATGAAACAACAGAAGCACAAAGAACTAGAGCGCCGTATTTAGCTTTAGAGATGAATTTACGCATATAACTATCCTTTTATAATACCGAATTGTGAGAGTGCCAATCTAATAACAAATACAAGAGCTAATAGACCAGCAGTTGCACCAAATAAAGCGAAAACCGTATCGCCTGTAATTTGGTTTTGAATATCAGTCTCAGCCAGTAATAAGACTCCGTCACAAGGGATTGAACTGGATGAAACTAGATTCTGGGTAGCCGAATCGACTTTTACACAAATACTCATCGAGTCGCCCACCAATATAAAAAGCACCCAAGAAAAGCGGCAGCAAGCAAAGTGTGCCCTAGAAATTGAAATGATTGTTCAGCTTCATGAATACTCATCTTGGGTTGTCCTTATTAAGCTGCTTTGGATTGGTCGATTGGAATTAGAGTCAGGTCACGAGCAAAACCTAAACGGTTGTATTGGCCGACTTCGAAAGAAGAAGCATCAAGGTGATACTTACCCGCAGGATAAGCACTTGCACCATCTTGGATTGAAAGAGACATTTCAACTGGGAAGCGTCCACCAAGGTGAGCAAAGGCAACTTGACTACGAAGAGTAAGAGCGCCGCGCTTTTCATTGGCTGGCAGAACTCGCTCATCAACAACAACATTGTCTGGGAAGATTTCGATAACTAAGCTTGAGATTTGTTTCATTTTTCAATTTCCTATTTAAGCAACTAAGTGAAGTTTTACATCGTCTAGGCCATAAAGTTTGGTAATGTCGCCCGCTTTAGGTTCGACATAGTCAGCTGGCCTTTGCTGACTGAAATCAATTTCGATTACTTGAAGTAAAGGAACAACGTTATCGTTTCCGTTACCTTGTAAATTTTGAATTTGTGCTTTAGAGAATCCGGCACCCAGAAGCAAATTTAAATTGTCATAGAAAGTACGACGAGCAGAGAAAGAGTCTTTAACAGCGTTATAACCGTCAGAAACTAAAGAACGATAAAAGCGAAATACACGGTCAGCTTTAGAGTAAGTAACATTGCCTTTAGGTGTAGTTTTTCCGTAAAGGATTTTAAGTTTGTTATGTACTTCTTCATCATTAAATATATTCATCTTTTGCCCCTCCAATGCCTCTAGTAATGGCGCGAATGCTTTACTCCAAATATCTCTAATTAGGCAGTTGCCATCTTTTTCGTACTGTTCTTGAAATTTGCACGCTTCAAATAAATTTTTAGGGACTCCAATATCATCTAAATAGCGTCGTTTTGCCCCTGCTTCGAAACGGATTAAATTGCGTGCGTAGTTAATTAAGTTTGGGTCGCTCATCACATCAATAACACGGTCATTTGAATGATCGCCTTTTTCTTGTGATGCGCGAAGTTGGTTTAATTGGCGGTTAAATTCAAAACCTTTCAAATAAACTTTTCGGTCTACATGGCGAGAGCCACGGCTGAAATAACAAGTTGTTTCATGTTCATTGCGAACACTGGCGCGCATTTGTTTATTGGCAACTGATTTCAGTTGATTAATAACCTGCTTTGCCTGTAATTCTGTTTTTGCACGAGCTGAGAATGTGCAATCGATAGCATCAAGAGTTGAGGCTGTGAAATCGAGCATCTCGGCAAAATCAGGATAAGAATTGTATAGAGCCATGAGCATTTCATGGGCTCCAGTAATAATGTTTGTAGAACCGTAAACGTTATGGCCTTGCAAGATTTTTGCAGGTGAAGCTTTTAGTTCTACGCAAGCATCGCGCAATGGAGTCCCTTGGAAAATCTTGAAAGCCATACCAGTAAATGAGGTTGGCAAAGATTGGTAAGGGTGACGAAGGTCTGCAACTTCTAGCTCATCAAGAGCAGATTCACCAGTAAAGTGAACAACCTTTGCCTCCAAGCCGATACCACGACGGGAGCACTCTTTTATGTCAGCGTAAGAAACACACTCACCTTGAGCATTTTGCTGTGATTCAAGCAAAAACTCACGTTTGAATGGTACTGATATCTTAAGCATGTCAATCATACGGTAACATTGTCACAAGTGATTCCTGATGCCACTTTTATACAATGTCACATGTGACTATGCAATATTTAATACAAAAGAATTTGTGACTTTATTACAATGTCACGAAATCACTCGCAATTTAATCACGGGAAAGAACAATGCCAACACTAAGACTTGACGATAAAAGGTGGAGAGAGCTTGAGAAAAAAGCTGTAGAGATAACTATCAAAAAGGCGAAGCCAGTAACGGTGCCCGAAGTTCTAAAAGCTCTTATTGATAAAGAACTTAAAAACGTTGATGAGAAAGATGTGAAGAATTAAAAGTGCGAAATCCGCACAAGAGTACACTATTAAAGATAGTGTACTCATGAAGATGGGGGGCGCTTGCGCTTGCCTCCCCCCACCTCCATGAGTTGCATAGCGGGGAGCGATAAAAATCAAAGGAAAAGCTATAGAAAATCCGAGAAAGAGCCGTGAATTGGCAGTGCCCTGCACCAAAAAGACGACTTAGCAGGAAGGAAGGGTGTTTTGTGGTTTCTTCAAAGGGAGCTACGGGAACAAGTTCCCTACTTATCGGGCAAATTAGAAAGGCACTCCCCAAACAGTATGAAGAGTGCCCTTATCCCTGCGGGGCTTAGTCTTGAGATACCTTCCTAAGCTCATCAAAAGAATCAAGAAAGTCAGATATTGCTGAATTGGTGTTGTAAAGCTTATTACGTAAACGCTGATTTTCAGCACGCTCCTTCTGGTAAAGTTCGTAATACTTAAGAGCCTGATAACCACCATCGATAAGGGCTTTAGTTGAGGTGGAGTTATTGGTTTGCTTTTTGAGTTCATCAAGCATTTCCTGATGCTCTTCTGTATTTCTAATAGTAATTGCCATCATTTTTCCTTTTCGTGAAAATCACTCGATTTAAATATGATAGCATTCCGGGGGATTTCTCCCAGGATTAAAATGCATTTTTGATAGCATTTTGAGAGCCAAGTCAGGGATACCGGTGGAGAAAATGATAGCAAAGTGAAAGCCCTTAATTCGCATTATACGAATTTATGTTACGGGCTATCACTTCAAAGCGATTCTCTCTCCTAACATGTACACAGCAAGCTGTGACAATGAGTAAGTCATTCGCCCACCCTTTGCGGCGTTCTAGGTCTACGACAAACCACTCAACATAAACGCCGAATATAATGCGCACTAAGGTTCGAACAAATCGTCATCTGGGTCAGTAACATCATACCAACTACATTGACCACAATAGTCATAACGACAATTATCTGAATCGACAAAAACTAAAAACTCAGATGGTTGCTTGCATTCTGGGCAAATATCTTCGTACTTCCTTAAAACTGTAAGGTTTTCAGTATCTAACGTTGTCGACATTTCTGTTTCCTCGCTAATCTATCAATCATATAAAAGTATCGTTTATTTCTGTATATACACTGTACCATTTAACACGCTCCCTATAATGAGCACTAAGACCTGTAATCCCTAATAAGAGCAATCAAAAGAAACCAAGCAAAAACATATTGAGCCCAGTGATACCAAACCCAATCATCTACTTCAACAAACAACGCTAAGTAATCATTCATAAATAGCCTTCCTTAGAAAAATATCAAAACGAATAATGAAAAGTCTGCGTTCTTGGAGTTCTGCAAATGTTGGTGCACCTACCTTAGTAAAAGCACCAAACGGAGAATTGAAAAAAGCGCTGTTAATCATTTCTGGTGTTACGGTGGAGTTTAAACCTAATTTGCCAGTAGTTGATGTAATCATGTTAGTTACTCGCTAGTTGCAGTTCTGAATTGTAAGGTGAATCGAATTCTTGCTCTGGTTCTGGCTCTCTCTTATAGAACGGGTCACAAGTGACAAAGTGCTGAACTGTACCAATGTTGATTGATGCTGTGCATTGGTTAACGGGTTCAACATACAAACCTAAGTTGTCAGGATAAAAGACTTCCCCAGTTTCGGATTTGCTGAATGTGTAATGGTAAATCTGAGCACCATCTGAATGTTGAACTACAACACCATCGATAAAAATTCCTTCCAACATTGATTCAAGATGTGAGGCCAAAGCAGTTTCGGGTTCGTTGGCCGTCGGCGTTCTTGGCGGTTTTGTTTGTTCGGTTGCGGGTTTGGTTGGCGCAGCTGGCTGTTCAGGTTCTTTGAAAAGTACCCCATAAACCATGTAGGCCATGACGGCCAAGAACAAAATCAAACCAATAAAGTAATAAACGAATCTTGGAACTTTGAATTTATGAGTGTGAATTTCTGCTGACCAGTAAACACCATAGAAAGCCTTTTCTCGTTTGATAGGTTTTTTAGTTGTGTTTTGTAAGTCATGCCATTGTTCTGGGTCGAAGGTTTTCGGGTTCTCGTAACGCGTTACACGTTCACCACCAAACGGATTATAGAAATGAATATGGCGACCGACTAAGCGACGAATGTTTACATCAATCAACTTTGCGTCTTGAGTGATGATGTGAACATCGAAACCATCATGTCGATGGGTTTCAAATTTACCGATATGTGCAGGAACGTTAGGGTTTTTGGTGTTAACGCCGCGAGGTGGAAAGTATTGCTGTGCCTCATCCATCAATATGATTGAGGTCTTAGGAAGTTGGTGCCATGTCTTCGGGTCCTCAAACTTGGTGAAGTGAAAGTTAAAGCGGCTAACTGATTCAAAGTTGTAAGCGCTAGTACCGATACAGTTTTCTAATGTTTCTTCAAAGTCTTTGCGAGCTTTTGGGCTGTAGCAACGTCTTACCCAGTAAAGCCATGTTTCGAAGTGATCATGTTCTTCAAAAAATGGAGCAAGCCAAGGCACATCTTCAAGAGTCAGGAATTCATCATCAGCATGTACGCGCTTCATGATTTTGATTAGGCGTTTCTTGGCCTGTTTATTTTTAAGGCGTGGGAAGTACCAGCCGTAATACCAACCGGAAAAGGAAATAGCTACATCGTAATCAAGCATAAGCAGTTTGATATTGTTGTAGTATTTCGGCCTATCCGGTTGATGGTCGTTACAGATTTCAAAAAGTGAGTTTAGGGTTTTGGATGCACCAGGCAATCCCGTTCTTAGATAAATCATTATGCACCCCACTCTATTGGGCTTTTGTCACCAGGCTTGCGCCATACAGCAACACGAGCACCACCCGCACGAGTTAAACCTTTGAAGGTAAGCAAGGCAAAGCCAGCAGAAAGTGCAATGTTGAACGCATCATCGATACCAATCATGCCAATCATCTGGATGACCTCAGATGGTAGTCCAGATGTGGATGCAGAGAGCTTTGCAATGACACTTTCAAATAGAAGGTTTAAGCCCATGAACGTGGCAGTACCAAAACCGAGGGAAATAGCCGCTCGGGTAAGAACGGCTGAGATAAGTTGTGGTAGCAATGGAATTACTGTGAGGAATAAGAAAGCAAGTATTCTAGCCATAATTAAAGTCCATATTTAGCAATAAGTAGAGCTGAGCCAACTAGGGCGAAGCTGATTAGGAACCAATTGATGATTGTTGCAAGGTCACAAAATGGTTGGTAATCGATAGTCATTGAAGCAATGCTCATATCGACATGTCGAGGTGCCGGACAACCTTCATTGACTTGGAAGCCGTTACCACCTGTGTATTTGTTCATGACGGAATCGACGTTGAATGTTCCCGCATCGATGTTTTCAATTGGGTTGTCATCAATAAGTTGTTGTATGCCAGTGGCGAACTCATCACCCGCACCACCATCATCGAGGAAGTCCTCAACCTCACAGTTCTTAGCCCATTCCTTACGGGCGATATAACAAACGACTGCATCACCATCACACTCGAATGCTTTACATTGGTTTTCGGTAACAGAAGATTTAGAGCCGCCACCCTCACAAGTTTCATCGAGTAGACAAGCAATCTCCCCTAGTCCTTCAGAGATGCCGCCACCGCCACCGCCACCAATACCATTTTCAAGGGTTTTGTTCATGGTCTGCATTTCACCAAGTAAGCTAGCTTGGTAAGCGTGGAGCGTATCGTTATCGAGCTTGGTTGTGTTGGTTAAATCCTCAAGAACGTGGTCAATGTTTTCTAGGCGTTGGTTTGCTTCGCTTAGTTCCCCGACGATAGCGTTTTCACCATGAGATAGATTTGGGTCGTCTGGGTCTGGTGTTGGGTCTGGGTTTGGTTTTTCTACTGGGTCTTCCGGTTCTGGCTTAGCGTCGGGGTCGTAGATTGGAGGTTCAACGCCGCCACCTTCACCGCCACCATCTGGAAGGTCTGGAATTTCTGGTAAATCTGGGTCTGGTTTATCAACGGGTTCGTCTGGGTATTCATGGTCAGGCGGGTTGAGACCGGGAGCGTCAGGGTTGTATGTGCAAGTTTGGCCTGTATAGAAAACATCCCAAGGG